CAAGCATACTTATGTCCTGCCTGTTAAGATTAAGTACTGCTCCCTCAAATTCTAAACTTCCATCAACTTCAACCAGTTTCGAATTAATCCACTTGCTTGTTCTTTTTGATATTTTGCATTTACTAAAAAATCTTTTTGGAATAAATGTTTTATGTGCCATTCTATGCCCCCACAATTTCATAACTTATTGATTCGTAAAGCGAATGTGTATCCATAAGCGGCTTACTATGACCTTTTTTCTTTATAGTTTGCGGATTAAGTGCTGTAAAGTTACCGCTTGCTATTGTTTTTTTGATTTTTTGGACTACAAATGTTCCTAGATTTTCATAAGCCTGTTGCCCAGTTATTCCACCTTGAATAATTTGTTCAACTTGACTTTTCATATACTCTTTTATCTCATTCTGTGCATTTGCAGTACCTACCGATAATCTAAAAAACGGTCTTGAAGGAATACCACGGCTTGTCCCATATTCGTTAAAAATAGCATAATCTTGAACCGAGACGCCGTTATTATTCCCATCTCCTAAAACTCCAACTTTAACAGCATGAGAACTTAAATATTTCAGTTCCTTATCAAGTTTTTCTAGCCCCTCTAATTCATATACAATTTCAGCCATATATCCGCCTCACAACACTTTCAATTTTCTCTCTCTTATTAGCCGAAAAATCCACAAATGTATAAGAAATGTCATCAATCTTATAACTCTTATACTTCCCACTCTCTTCATCCATACTGTTTATAAAATCATTCACAAGCATAGATATTTCATATTTCAGCCAGTCTGGCAGTTCATCATATCCAGCTTTATAAGTTACTTCAATTTCTTTTTCTTTTGTATTGCAAGGACAATTACTAAAATTAACAAACTCAATATAATTCCCACGACTTTTATATTCATCATCAGAATTAATACTTACAATTTCAGCAACTGGACGTTTATTTAAGTAAATCCGTTTGTTATAATCATAATCCTCTGTAAGCGTTTCAACTTCTAATTTATATCCAGTTATATTTTCAATTTGACTAATTGCGATACCAAGCAAGGTTTCAACCTTAGCCAATTCTTCATCAGCTAAGGTCTTGCCTGTTATCCTTTTATAGTCTTCGACAGTAATAAGCATTTAAAACCACCCCTATTTTACTTTTAGTACAGAAAATGCTTTAGGTCTAATTACTCCTCCACCTATTCTTATTCTTGTGTAGTATTCAGTTATTCTCTCATTTACTTTTCTGTTCAGTTCTTGTTCAAACCCGTTTTTTTGATAGTAAGCATAACCTTTTCCAAAATCACAGAATACTGCCGGATATTTTCCTGTGTCTATGTCTTCTAAAAATTCTTCGACATATACTGGATAACCATTAAATTTCATTGTTGCACCTTCAAGAATGTTCGTCCACAAATATCTGCCATCACCGTCTTTCCATAACTTCATTTCCTCGTAAAGTTTAGGCGAAACATAGTAAGCTGATCTTTTTCTATAGCTTGCTTTCATTCCTGTTTCTAGTTTAACTAAGTCATCAGCTGTTACTTTTTTAACTGTCGCTGTTGTAATAGCTGCACCAGTTACTGTTACATTTGTTAAAAATCCCTCAATAAATTGTTCTGTTGAAGCGTTATATGGTCCTTTTACAGTTAATTCAGACAATGTTTGCCCGAATTCTTCTGATATTGCTTCTTTAAGTTCTCCAACCATATCAAATGCACTATCCTGTACCAATTCATCGGTAATTGGGTATCTTACCTGTCTGTATCCTGCTCTTAATTCAATGTGAGTATATCCAAGTGTACCGTCTTGAGTATTTCCTTGCCCCTCTTTTACAATTTGGTTAGCACCTGTAATTTCATTTCTAACTGGGATTTTAATATAATCTCCACTTCCTGTATAAAATTTACCTTTCATCAGAAAATTTGATGTTTCCTTTGTTTCTTTCAGAATCTCGTGCGACAAGATTGTCGGTATCAATACAGTTGCCTGTCCTGTACCTATTGCGGCTTTTTCTAATCCCTCAATTTCTTTGTTTCCAGTTCTCAAATATTTTTCAAAAGCAGCGTTCGCTTTTTTCTCTTCTATTTCAGGATTTGCCACACCTTTTTTCATAACTTCATCTAATGCTTTACCCATATTTTCAATCTCTTCATTAGCCTTGTTGATTTTGTCTTCCAACTCTCCATTCTTTTTCAATGCTGCTGCTAAATCTTCATTTGCTTTTTTAATATTCTCTGTGTTTTGATTCATTCCTTTTTCTAAATCTTCAATATTTTTTGGCATATTATTATCTCCTTTATTTTTATTTATATTATTATTGCCTTTTACTGTTTGCACAGTCGCTCCAGGTACTGCACCTTTTAAAACTACACTACCCTCAATTACTTCAAACTCCTTGATTATTCTAGCGTTTACTTCGCCTTTATCTGTCTGAACTTTTCCAAACTCTCTTTGTTTTAAGAATCCACCAACAGACATTTCATAGTTCGCCCCATTATTCTTCATCATCGAATAAACTTTTTGAGCGTCTAAATTTAAAGCGTTGCCGTTTTCATCTGTTGACAAATCAAGTTTAGCCGAGAATTTAAGATTTCCAATTTCATCTTGATAAACTTTCAAAGTTCCGATTTCCTTACTCTGGTCGTGCATATGTAACAAGAAATAAGTCTTATCCTTATCCACTTTATCAAGTGCTGTTTTATCAAAATAATCTCCGTAGCTATCAATAACACTATGTGTTACCAATTGCCCTTCAATTATTCCTTTTTCTTCAGTATCTTGTTTCAATACCATTTTGACACTTTTATTAAATTGTTCCACTTTACACCTCCTATATCAATTCACAATGGCAATTTATAATCTCACTCGCTGGTGCTCCCAACTGATGTGGATGTTTAAGTCCACAACTAAAAGTTTCATTTGCTGGGATAGTTTCCTTATCACATTTCAAATGAGTTTCTCTGTCAGTTTTACCACCGCCAACGTGCCACCAAGTCTTTTCCAGTCCTGCCTGCTCCAATCCATTGTGATATGTTGTTGTTGCAGTAGTAGCCGTTTCAGTTCTTGCAATAACCATTGCTCTTTTCTTTTCCATACCTTTTACTTTTTGAGTTATCTCTTTTGCAATATCCCTTATGTTTGTTCCACTTTCCTGTCCACGAACTATGATTTTGTTTAAAATATCTTTCGTGGTTTTGGTTATATTTGTTACCTTTTCAGCAATTACCTTTTTACTTAATGCTTTCAATGTTTTGTTTTTAACTGCCGGAATTAATTTTTCATCAATACCACGATGTGTAATAAGAAAATTAGATGTTTCACTTACTGTTTCAAGTATTCCTTTTTTTAATTCTCTGAATAGTTGACTCGCAAATGTTTCCCAGGCGAATTCACTCAAAAACATCTGCTCATTTACATCAATATCACCACGAAGTTGCTTAAATACCAGTCTTAGCCGTCCGAATAATTTAAGTATTAATCTGTTACGCATTTTCAACTGTCTTTTAGCAAGTATCTTTTTTTGAGAATTAGTCAGCTTAACTTTCTTCGTTTTCCGCTTCTTCTTTGCCATCGTCTTCCTCCTCAACTGGTTTTTCTTCTTCATACATTTCTTTGAGCGATGTCATTGATGTACTTATCAAAATATCGTCTCCATTTTCGATAGGCGGATATTCTAGCTCTGCTCTCTTCTCGTTTATCGTTAAATAACTAAGATTATTAAGCATTGCCATTTTCTCTTTTCTGTCTTCTTTAAGTACTCCAATTGTGCTTGTATCAAAATCAATGTATTCGTTGCTTTCCAGCTTGTCTTTCATAATATTATTAAGATACTCGGCTATTTGTTCGACAAGTGGCAATATGTTCTCTGTATACAAATCTTTTTTAGCCTCTTTGTAGTTGCTAAATTTACTGTTAGTTCTGTCTCCGATTAAAATACTAGGTACATTCATAACAGCAGCAGTTGTGTTCCTTATTTCGTCCATAGCATTAAGAAAATCAAAGTCCTGCGGTGAAAAGTCTGCCTCTTTTATTTCTGCACCTTCTCCGTCCAAAATAAGTGCTTTCCCAACATTCCTAGAACCGCTATTCTGTTCTATCTCGTTCTTAATTTCCTTTTTCTTAAAAGCGTTCAGGAACCTTTTAACAACGATTATAAGATTCCTCTTACCACCGTTCTTCAATATACTATTGTTCCATTGCATTATGTAGCACCAGTAATTATGCAAAGCTGTCAACGATTGTACCTTGCTTATTCCATATCCTGCTCCAGCGATATTGTCGTAAATGTTCACACCTTTTATATAGTGAAACATTTTTAAATCTTCGCCTTTGTACTCCTTGTTGTTAATTCTTATTGATTTAATTCCGTTCAACACATTTTCGTTATCGTACTCAATGTGATAAGAGCCTTTTTTGAATAAAATCAATTCAGCTTTTGTAAATAAATCAACTCTCATTACAAGCAACTCGCCAAACAAGATGTAATATAAAGCAAAATAATTAATAAACTGGTCTGTATTAAGCAAAGAATTGGGATTTTGTAATGTATTTAACACATAGCTACTTTTAACATCTCTAACATTATCCCCATATCCTTTTTTATAAGTTCCCCATTTCAAATTATTTATTGCTTCATTTATCCTTGTTATTGCGCTAGATGTAAACGGATTTTTGTATAGCTGGCTTAAAAACTTTTCAGGGTCTTCATCTTCAAGCACATAACCGTTTATAAATTCCGATAGCGTAACTGGCGACCTGGTACTCCAGAATCCTTTTGAAAAAATATTAAGTCTCATTATCCACCTCCTTGTTTTTGTAATAATGTTTATTGGAAGTATAAGGCGTATACTCACTTATTCCGTATTTAATTGCGTCAAATGTATGCGGATCTATATTAAAAGGTTTTTTAGTTTTAGGGTTTTTGGCAATTAATCCGTCTTTGTTATAAAACCATTTCATTTCAGTTAATTCCCTGTATGTATTAGGGCATACATTTTTATCAATAAATATATTTCTGAATGACTGTATTTTTCTTACTCCTGCTTTACTCATATCAGTCGTTTTTTTTACTGAATTAATCAAAAGTCCATTCATATTGTAAAAAGTAATTGCTTTCGGCTCTGAACTATCAGCATATATTACTTCGCCTTCTTCTATCATTTTGTGCATAATTTCCATTTCCATCATTTCGGGATCTGTCAAATGATTGTCGTAAAATTCTTCATAGATATACAAATCGTTCAACTCTTCATCAATTACCATTCTTACAATAGCGTTATAAGAATGTTCAAATCCAAAATCAAACCCAGTAAATCTATTCCATTTGCCTTCGATTATTTTTTCTATTCTGCTTTGTTCCATATGATGTAAATTTCTGAATAATGTACCACCTGCACTTCCAAATCTACCTAGCGTTTTTATCGCTCTTAAATAGTCGTCTGTTTCAGTTTCTAAGTCTGCTATAAAGTTATCAGGTAAAAATTTATTATCTGTATACACAGAATGATGTAAATATATATTTTCAGAAAACACATTTCCTTTTTTTAGATTTACTTCATTCTTTATTTTCATAATTCGCTCAGTATATAGATTATTCTCGTCTTTACCAACGCTTTTTAGTACTTCATTCAAATATTTATATGTCCATACTCCAAATTCGTTCGGATTAGTTGTTAAAATCAATATGTTTCTGTTTTTTATACTTCTCAATCTCGATTTAAGCTCTTTAAATGATTTATAATCAATCTCATCTGCCTCTTCAATCCAAATAGTATCTATGTCTTTTATTGATTTTATTTTCTTGACATTATCCAATCCTCTGAAAATGAACTCTGTGCCTGTTACATTACAAACAATCTTCATCGGCGTTGATGTGAAATAAAAATATTTTTCTAGTCCAAAGCTATATATAATATCTTGTATATCCGCATAACAACTCTCTTTTAAATTCTCTCTTATCTGTCTTACAACCAAAATTTTTCTTTTTTCTTGCAATGATAAGAGCACCAATTTGACCGCTGCATTAAATGATTTACTACTTCCATATCCGCCTAATAAAAAATAAATATGTTGACTATTATCTAACAAAAATTCTTTAAAATGATTATTTACTTCTCTTACTATTTCCATCAGATTCCCACCAACTTAATTTCTATTTTGTTATCTTCGTTTATATCCGTTTTTAGTTTTGACCTTTCAATATCTAATTTTTCTTGCTGCAACGCTTCTTCTGCAAGTTGCTTGTCGACTTCTAATAATTCGTACGCAGTCAACATTTTACCAGTCCTCATTAAATCGTTTCCCATTTTTTTAATAGTTACGTAAGCCTTGTCAATTATTTGGAGTCTTTTGGCATCTAGCGTTTCATCTTTTGAGATTTCCTTAGCCATCCTTATTACTAAGTTACGTTTTGAAATTTCCACATTCTTTAGTACATCCCCTAAATCAGAATAAACTTTTAAAAGAATATCATCCAACTGCTCTTCTGTTTTTTCTAACCTGAGTTGTCTTATATTTTTTTCTTTTCTGTAATAAGTTGCGTTTGAAATCTCATTTTTTCTCATTACTTCCTCTTTTGGAATATTGCTTAGAATATCTTTTTTTATTTGAATATCACGTTCATTTGAACGTTCAACGTTCGTTCGTTTTTTATTGTGAACGTTCGTTTTATTCTTTTTCAAATGTTCACTCTTCCAGCGCCTCACAGTTCCCTCCGGAACACTATATTTGTTAGCCAGTTTCTTTAAAGTTCCTTTCGCAGCATTTTTGCCTCCAAGTTCTTCCCATTCGTTCAGTAATAATTTTTTAGTCATATTTATTCCCTTAATTGTGAGAAATTATCATATATTAACTCAACGATTTCTTTTTTGCTTACATTCGGAGTTGATACTGCAACTTTAGATCTGTTCTTTAAATATTTTTCCAAGACTGGTTTTAAATTAACTTTTTTCTTTAAGATTATTTTTATTTCTTTCGCACGAACTCTTTTATCTGTACTTTTTAACAATCTTATTGTTCCAAATGCTATAAATCTAAAATCGGATTTTATACTCAACCAGTCTAGTTCCTGCTGCTTTGTTGTGTTCTTAGTTTTAGAAAAAGTTAAAATCTCAACATCTTTTATATTTTTTTCTTTTAATTTACCTTTTCTTTTACGATAAATATTGAAACAGCATCTCAACTTAACTCCACTGTATTTGACTGCTGGCAACATATATGATTTATACAGTTCTATATTTTCAAGCTTATCTTTCTTATACATATCGCCTGGAAGTACAAATGCTACATAGTCAGAATGTTCCATACTTTTTTTTATAAACTCTGTATGCAAATTTCCACTACTTCCAAAAGGCGGATTTCCAATTACAAGGCTGTTTTTCATATACGGAACATTCTGTTTAAGATAATCGCCTTTTATGATATTTCCACCTTGTGGCTCTATATCATATCCAATCACACTTTTAGGAAGTCTTTTAAGAAACGCTCCAGCGCCTGCACTTGGCTCAATAATTCTTGAAAACTTATTGATTGGCATCACATCTTTTTCAAGAACTTCAATCACTTTTTTTACAACTGGATCAGGAGTATAATATTTGTCATTATGTATCTTCGCCATCCATTACCTCCTTAAATTTGCTCTTTTCAGCAATATGATTACAGCAGGGACAAATTAATTTAGTACGTTTGACTTCTGTGTTGTCTGTATCTTCATCTCCAATTTCTAGCTCTTCCATTTCCTCTTGCAAAATCTCATCAAGTTCGGACTGTTCAAAACCAAGCACACTTAAATCAAAATCATTTACCTCCAGCTTATTCAACTCGTACTGCAATTTTTCAATATCGAACTCTGTATTCATAGTTAATTTATTGTGCGCAATTGCATACGCTGTCTTTTGTTCCTCTGTTAAATGTTTTAATCTGATAACTTCAACTTCTGTATATCCAAGTTCTTTCAAAGCTAAATGCCGACCGTGTCCTTCGATAATAATATTTTTTTCATCAATCGCAATTGGATCATTAAATCCAAATTCTCGAATACTATTTTTAATCTGTTCAACTTGCCACTCTGGATGTTCTTTAGCATTCCCAGAATATTCGATTATTTCATTGATATTTATTTTCTCTATCTTCATCTTGCCCCCTTTCTTTGATTTTTAGACAAAAAAAAAGACCGTATGTATAAAATCAAGGCTTTTTAGTTCCTCGAATTTATAAATACGGTCATCATTTTGTGTACGTCGTTATTTATATTTTATTCAATTGTTATTTGAAACTTTTGAAATCAG